TGTCATGTATCAACCTCTTAGATGCTGGCCGCTTGTGTGGTCTGAGTCGTCATGGCGGCCCTCTTTACGGTAATCGAGTTGTTTGAGGCGGAGAGCACTTGAGAGAGATTCCAGATTTTGAGCTTGTGTTGTACGGAGTGTGCAGGGAGTGGTGAAGGCTTACGCCTCCACATTGCCCCAGAATGCCTTCACCACGCTCTTGCCCCGCTGCGAGGTGAGCCCCAGCTCACGCACCACGATCTCCACCATGCCCAGCTCGTCCGTGCTGTTCTTGTTCACACGGATCAGGTCACGCACCTGGCTGGCCACGCTGGGCACACCAGCATCGCGCTTGGGCTTGATGGTGACAGTCTTGGTGGCCTTGCCCTTGGCGGGCTTGGTGTTCTTGGCAACCTTGGTGGCCTTCACAGTCTTGCCCTTGACAGGCTTGGCAACCTTGGGGGCCTTCACAGGCTTGTCAGCCTTGACAGCAGGCACAGCCTTGGCAGTCTTCTTGGCCTTGTCAGCCTTGACCACACCACCCACAGCCTTGAGGATCGCTTGCAGAGGCTTGACCCAGGTCTTGATCACCTTGTCTTCCTGCGCCTCTTCCACGCTCTGCGTGTAGTGGTCCACCAGCTTGCGGCGGATGTTGGCCTTGAGGCCGCCATGCGCTTCCAGGATCTTCATGGCTTCGTCATGCACATCCTTGAGCGCCAGCTTGCCGTTGCACACCAGGGCACGCAGGTTGTCCAGGCGGCTGTAGCAGCTCTTGTAGGCCTCCATGTTGCGGCTGTTGGCAGTTTCGGGCAGATCTTCAAAGCCCTCAGCAACCGGAGCATCCACAACCTTGTTGCGAGCTTCCTGCAGGGTGTTGGTGATGCGCAGCAGGCTCTTGGGCGCCAGTTCAGCACCACGGTTGATGCAGTAGGCGATGCTGCCCAGAAGCTTGGTCTGCACGCCATCCAGCATCTTCACCAGCGCCACATCATCAGCGCGGTTGCTGAACTGCAGGTAGGTGATCAGCTCACGCACCAGTTCATCATCTTCCACACTGTGGTGGATCCAGTCCAGGGCACGACCATAATCGCTCTGGAAGTTGTCGCTGTTGCAGTTGAGCAGAGCAAAATTGGGCTTGCTGGCCCCGTTGAGGATCTCAGTCAGCTTACGATCAACGCCAGTAACCTTGGCCATGGTCTAGTGCTCCTTGCTTCTATGTGGCCACTATAGCAGGGGCCAGGGTATCTGTCAACCAAAAAAATCTGGGAATCTTATTTTTTCTTCTTGGGCGCAGCCTTGGCTTCAGCAACCACCTGCTCCCAGGTCTTGGTGAACTGGCCCTGCTCGTCCATGCTGTCCATCCACGACAGCACCATCCGGGCTTTATCGCATTTGTTGATCTTGGCCATGTTCACCACTCTCTGTCAGTGATGCCATAATAGCACGTTCAGACTTCTGGTCAACCAAAATCAGACAGGATCCAAAAAAATCTCAGCTGGGCAAGAGTATCCTAGCACTAGGGATCTTCACGAACCCCACGAGAATGGGGCTCTTGAAGCTAACCTGTTGATTTTGTTGGAACGCTAACCCATTGATGACATTGATAACCCACGCCAACCGCCCACAGGGCTGTAGCTGAGAATGGGCTGCTCATCCTGATAGATCACGCTCTCAAACCCAGCCCTGATAGCCTCAGCCTTGGCTTGTTTGAGGCTGGTGCCCTCATACTTGATCTGGTGAAAATTCAGCAGCAAGGTTTTGTAAATCATTGTGTGATCTCCATGTAAGAGCCCAATTTAGCATAAACTCAGGGGCGTGTCAACCCTTATTTTTGCCTGTTTTGGCAGTGTTGAGGCAGGGCTTGAGCAGAGCTATCAGCTCAACTTCCCTAGCATGGGCAGCAGCCTTTCCCCTAACTTTCTCAAGCACTTGCAGCTTCCAGCCCTCAGCACCCAGGGTGCGAATAGCCTCACACAGTGCCCAATCCTTGCCGTCGTTCAAGGCACGATTTACGTGCTTCATCCAGCGACGACGCACACTTTTGGTGGGGCTGAGATCACAAACCGTGAGCCCCACATAGCAGTCACCGTTGGGTGCGGTGGCCTTGTAGAGCACATGATTGCGGTCGCTGCGCTTCCTGCGGGTGGGCTTGTTCATGAGCCCATAATAGCACATCCAGGGCGTGTGTCAAGCGTTTTGTGAAAAATTTCTCAGCATGATAAACTGCCAGTAATCCAGCATCTGCTCACTGTCCCATGTGCTCACATAGCGGATGAATTCACCGTAAACCAGTTTCACAGCAGCAAGATCCTGATGACTGGTGAGCAGAATCTGCATGCCAGGCCAGTTCCTTGTGTAGCCAAATATCCTGGGTTTGATAAACCAAAAATCACACAGGGTTTAGCACAGCCAGGTGTGCATCTGCACAATTTCCTGATTGGTGAGCATGTGAGTGTAGGCAGTCATGCCTGGTATCACCACTATGTGCCACTGCGCATGAGCAATGGCACAACTCCTGCATGTGTGCCATTGCTCTGTGCTCTAGTATGAGATCATCTAGATGTCCATGTCACTGAGGATAGCATGCAATCGATTTTCATCCGCAAAGGGCCAGCATGGTTTATTCATCTACAATATAAATCATTTTCCAAATAGGTTTAGCTGGCCAACTATTGCTAGTTGGCCAAACCCTGGGCTTTCCAGGTGTGTCTAACCAAATCTTTGACTTCCTGTGGGAGGGGCACATAGTCCAGCTCTTGGGCAGCCGCATCACCATGTGTCATTGCCCAGTCAAAAAATCTCAACACAGTCTGTGACTTGATGGGATTTTTGGGATCCAAGGGCACAAGCACAAATGTGGGACTCACAATTGGCCAACTTGTATTACCTGGCTGGTTGATGAGATCTGGAGCCATACCTGGAACATTCCAATTGGCATTACGGGCCGCCTGTCTGAAGTTCTCCGCAGATGCGGGGACAAAATTGCCGTCTTTGTTTTGCATCTGTGTGGTAACAAGATTTCCCATTTTGGCATATGCAAATTCCACATATCCAATGCTACCAGGAGCTTGTTTGATGCTGGCACTAACTCCGTCATTGCCCTTGGCACCACTACCAGTGGGCCACTTGACACTAGTTGCTGACCCCACTTTTTCTTGCCACTCCTTGCTTACATTATTAAGATACCTGGTGTAAACATAAGTTGTGCCACTGCCATCTGCTCTATAAATGGGGCTTATTAGTAGATTGGGCAGATTTATACCAGGATTGATAGCTTGGATTAAAGGGTCGTCCCAGCGTTTGATTTTACCCAAATAAATGTCTGCAACTATTGATCCAGTGAGTCTCAATTGATCGTTTTTGATGCCAGGCACGTTGATTGCCATGACTAAACTGCCGATCACTGTGGGAAACTGCAATAGATTGTTCTTGGTTAAATCTTCCTGCTTGAGAGGTGCATCACTTGCACCAAAATCCACAGTTCTATTTTTGATCTGATTCTGACCAGCACCTGACCCCATACTCTGATAGTTGAGATCTATACCTGATGGTTTTGCCAATATGCTCCATTTTTGATACAAAGGGTTGGGAAAAGTTGCTCCAGCCCCTACTATACTTTGAGCCTGTGCTGGCAAAGTGGCTATCACCAAGAGTCCAGCCAAAATCGTATTTTTCAATTTCATGATATCTCCACGTTAACATAATCTACTCAAGCCTAAATGAATATCAAATACACAGTCAAATTCCTTCTCTGGTTTCACAGAATTGTAACATATGAAACCAGTAAATATCCCACAAACTAATTGAGTGAACAAATGCCTCCATTAACTCTCTGGAAGGGACCAGCAACCAGGTCCAAGGATTTCAAATTTCTGGATCGTGTGGCCAGTGAATACATCAGAATTGGTGGCACGGAATTCTATATCCACAAATATCTGGGCCCGGCAGAAACCTATGGCTCCACTCCCAATCCCGAAGACAACGTTCTCACCATAGCTGATCTTGTGAACATGGAAATTCCCAATAGAAAATATGATGGTGATGTCTACAGTCTCAAGGGCCACTACATGGTGAGTGACACAGAATTTGACCTCAAACAGTTTGGCTTGTTTCTCAGCAGTGATACCACATTCATCACATTCCATCTCAACGACATGGTAAGTCAGTTGGGCAGGCGGCTCATGAGTGGTGATGTGATTGAGGTGCTGCACTGGAGAGACACCACCACACTGGACGGCAAACCCACCAACAAGTGGTATGCGGTGGATGAAGGCACCAAGCCAGCAGAAGGGTTTGGGCCCACCTGGTGGCCACATTTGTGGCGGGTCAAATGCCAGCCTCTCACCAACAGTCAGGAATATCAGGACATACTCAATCAGGAACTCACAGACAGAGGTGATGGCATTCCTGGGATGTTGGCAGACAGCATGGGCAAAATCCCCACAGTGGGTGATCTCAGCAGCACATATGACAAAGAACTGGAAATAAACGATGCTATTCTGGGCCTGGCAAAATCAGCAGTGCCATTTAGAAATTATCAGAGTCAGCATTTTTATGTGAGTCAAAAAGACCTGAACAAACGGCCTGATGTGTTCAGCAGTGATGGAATTCCACCCAACGACAGCAAACCAGTGCCCAGTGGCACAGTGTTCCCCTCAGATTATGCCACAGGTGACTATTTCCTGAGAGTGGATTATGTGCCACCTGTGTTGTTTGTTAGAGAAAAAAGCAAATGGGCCAAGGTGGAAACCAATTACAGAAGTGACTGGCTGCCAGCTGGTAAAGTGCTGGCCAGTTTCATCAACAACAAAGCAACCACCACCTACACAGATGGCACCACAGCACCAGAGAGGCAGAACCTTCGCACTGCTGTTGGTGCCAAATTGGATCCAGACATTGTGTGATCTTCTCAGTGATTGCTGACACACTGTTTAAATAACACATGGAATATTTTTTTGCAGGCCAACTGCGCAGTTACAGAATACAAATTATCAGAGCATTCAGCAACTTCAGTGTGAGTGTAGGCACAAATGATGATGGTACACCCCGTCTCAAGAGAGTGCCTTGTAGATATGGAGACTCCAGCAGAATTGCTGAAACCATCATAACTGGCAACAGTGAGAACAAAATGCCCACTGCACCTTTTATTAGTGTGTATGTGAACAATGTGGAATTGGCCCCTGAACGTAGAGCTGCACCCAGCCTGGTGAGCACTGTGAACGTGGCAGAACGCACTTATGATGAAGGTCAGCAAAAATATCTCAACACACAAGGCAACAGATACACTGTGCAAAGATACATGCCTGTGCCGTTTACCCTGCGTGTGAATGTGGATTTTTGGACCACCAATTTAAATCAAAAAGAGGAATTGTTTGAACAAACACAAGTGTTGTTTAATGGCATGGTGGACATACAAACCAGCAACAATCCCCTGGACTGGACCCTGTTCAGCACAATAGAACCTCAGGGCATCACCTGGACCAGCCGCAATTTACCCATAGGCACAGAAAATCCCATTGATGTCATGACGGTGGAATACAAGGTGCCTGTGTGGATCAACCCTCCCGCTCTGGTTACCTACAGCAAGATGATTGAACAGATTGTCACCAACATCAATGAGGGCACATACGATCCCACCACCATGGAATGGACAGAAACTGATCTGCTTACTAGAAACATCACCACACCTGACAATGCCAGAATCCATGTGAGTCTGGTAAGTGACGGCTTTTATGAACTGAGTTTGAGAACAGTCAGTGGCAGTGATGTGGATGAGAAACATCAGCCCACCATCATAACAGGATCACAAGTGCCCCAGCTACAACCAGGTGCTGCATTCAGTGTCAACGGTGTGGCCATCACAGTGCCCAACAACAACATAAATGATCTCATCAATGTGATGCGCAACATGTTTCAGGGCAAAAATCTCAGTGTGCTGATCAATCTGGCCAACAAACTGCAATTGATCAACCTAAGTGGTGGTGACCTGGTTTTGGCCAACATCACTGGCAGCCAAATTGAGGGATTGGGATTTGTAGCCACCACTTATCCTGGTGGCACCTTGGCCTGGTGGAGGTTGATAGATCAATATGGCACTCTCAAAACTGTGGATTGCCCAGGAGGCAGCAGTGAGCTCATGCTGCTCACCAGTGACAATCTGGACGATCGCAGTGGTGACATCCAAGGCACCACTGCCTACCATCCCATTAACCAAAATCTCATGTACTGGACTGTGATATCCAGCACCTGGCCCACAGCCACCATGAACCCACTCACAGCCATCATCAATCCACAGTCTGCGTTTCCTGGACAGGGCCTGGCACCAGCTGCCTTTGCTCAAAGATATTTGCTGAGTGATCAGATTGCTGTAACAAGTGCTGCCTGGGGAGAGGTCACAGCAAGACCCACCGCCCATGCCCAAATTGCTGCTAAACATCCCACAGATCCCAGAATTATCACCATTGATAATCTCACCACAGCCCAGTTGCAATTGGATAGACCCTGCTTTTTACAGACTAGTGGGAGTCCATCTCAGGTCATACAAGTCACAAACATACTACCTGTGAGCGACGATAGCTGGCAGATTGTTCTGGCTCAGGATTGTTTTGCAGATGTTGGCAACAATGTTGCATTTGTTTATCCTGTGGAACCCAATGATATAATTGAATATGACGGCAACAACTGGCAGCTGGTATTTGATAGCATCAACACACTGGCTGATCAGTTTGTGAAAAATAATTTTAGCCAGAAATGGTATAAGTGGCAAAATCAAACCTGGACAGCATTTCCCTACAAGGGAAGCACAGGAGACTATGGACCAGGTTATTGGCGACTGAGTTTGTAAATAGCACATGCCACACGTTCATACTACCCACATAAGTCCACAATTGGTGGATAGGAATTTGGATGCTGCCAGCAAACAAGTGATCCAATTGCTGCAAAAATTTCACATTCCCGTGAGGATTGTGGGTGGTGCTGTGAGGGACATGTTGTTGGGCAAACATCCCAGAGACATTGATCTGGTGGCTGATGCAGATCCTGCTGCTCTAATCTATATATTTGATAGCCATGATATACCAGTAGATTACGGTGGAATCATTCATGGCACTGTCAAAGCTGTGTTTGGACATGGCAAACAAGAAACCAAGGTGGATGTGAGCAGCCTGGGATATAGAATACGCAGACATGGTGAGCGATTGGGTGTGAGCAGCACGCACAATTGGCG